GAATCAAATGATATATCATAGGTTTGGAACGGTACGTCAAATCTATCTACAACCCTCGTAGCACCACACTCTTTTGCTATGTCTAATATGTTAATTTTCTACACCGCCAAAACAAAAAAAATCATTGCACCAACTACAATCACACAACCAAAAATTAAACCTTCTAAGATTGGCGTTACTAATGAATCACTTTTAACTTTTGAGTTTTTGTAGTCTTTAATGTATGTTAGTTCGTTCATTTTTTAACCCCACATAGTTTTCTAAGATCGTGAATACTTGAATCATATAAAGTATTAACACATGATCGGTTAAGTGTTTCTAGCCGTTCGATTTGCATTTCGTAATCCTTCATTATGCTAAAAATAATTAACATAAAGATTGTTCCTGCAAATACGGCTAAGTAGAAGTGAGTGTTTTTCATTTTATTTAATTCCGTTTCGTTTGTTGATGTAGTTATTATATATCAACTATTATTAAATACAACACTTTTATATATTATTTTCTAATATATTTATTATCTTTATAATCTCAATCTTTGCAGCTTCGAATCCTTTGCAGATGATGGCCGTGTAACCTACTGAATTTAAATAGGATATCCAGTCTTTTTGCTCTGGCGATGTGGTACTGCCTTTCGTTCTTTTCATCTCAACAAATAGCCATAATGATGGAATCATTAAGTCGGGTATGCCTTTTGTAACTCCTTCCGCGCTAAGATTCATAGCTGTAGTTTTTGTTCTAAATCCACCATTTGCAATTGCAAAAATTCTATGCGATGGATATGTTTTCCTAAACCATGAAACAAGCCTTACTTGTTCCATGTGTTCGCTTGGTATTACTTCTTTTATTTTATCAACCATATTAAAACCCGATCTCAATAACCCATTCATCACACGCTCCATTAGTAGCTGCAAAGTCTTCAGGCGGTGTCATATCAAATTTAGTACATACGCCTTTAGTATCGTAATGATCGCAGTTATGGCACAAATGCGGCGTTTTAGTGGCTATGTCTAGCCAGTCGGTGTAGTGTTTTGGTGGTGGGTGTCTAGTTGTCATTTTGTTTCCTTTGGTAGTGCGTAAAGTCTGGTATCGCTATCTTTAATACCTGAGTTCATCAAAAGTGTTGGCAAATTTTCACGGATTACAACTCCATTAACTGGCACTAAACTCGCCTTGTAGTCCTCAATGACTGCTGCAGCGAAGGTTTGTAAATCTTTAGCTCTATCAAAAATTACAGGTGCATCGTCACTTAAACTATGGTGATATTCAGCACCATGTTGTTGAGCTATCTCTAATATATTCATTTTAATCACTCCATTCTCTATCAATAATTTTAAAAAACTTACCATCCTTCTTATAACTTAGTAAATCAGGGCACTTACCTTTATTCATTAACTCAGCTATATCAATCAAATCAGCCGAATCATAATTTAATATCACATTGGCTTTATGTGCTATCTCAGCCAGTAGTTTACGTGCCTTACTTCCTGCCCATCCATCGTGACAAATTGAACAATACTCTGTTATGGCTGGGTCACTTAGTCCGCCGTAATAGCTAATTTTAAGCATTTCAATACCGCTAGTCTTGCTAATATGTTTACTCCACGACCAACTACTAACATCTAATTCACTTAAGCCGGTCATGATATCGTCCTGGTGTAATACCAATAACTTTTCTTTAGGCGGTGGAAACGGCGTTCCGCAACATGGGCAGATAGGAACTGAGATATGCACGATCTCGCTGCATACGTCACATAGTCTTACTGGTGCTTCGCCGTCGCCGCTTCCACCTTTCTTAGGTGGTGTTACATTAGTAATTGGCCCGTGTGTTTCTACAGCTCCTGCAAAGTCTAGCACTAGACAATGGTCTGTATGTTCCTTAACCCGTAATCCACGACCACACATCTGCACATACAGACTGGCTGACATTGTCGGCCGTAATAATGCAATCAGATCTATATTCGGCGCATCAAATCCTACTGTCAAAATATTTGCGTTAGTTAATGCTTGTATTTTACCTTCTTTAAATTCACGTAACATTCTGTCACGGTCTAAGCCACTTGTTTTACCTGTCACACATGCGGCCGTAATTCCGCGATCTATTAGCACGTCTTTAATATGCTCTGCATGTTCTACTCCAGTGCAGAAAAATAACCAATGCTTTCGTCCTTCTGCTAGTGATATGACTTCATCAACTACTCGCGCGTTATTGTCAAAAGTATCGACAGCGGCCTGTAGTTCGCTTTCTATGAATTCACCGCCTCGTTTATGCACACCATCAGTATTTAATTTTGATCGTGTTACCTTTGATCGTAAAAATGCCAAATGCTTTTTATGGATTAACTCTTCAATACTTACCGGCTCGATAAGATCGTCAAACAATGCTGGTTTGTCAGTGATTAACCCATGACCTAACCTAAATGGCGTGGCCGTCAATCCAATAATACGAAGGTTAGGATTGATAACTAACAGCTCGCTAATTAACGTGCGATAGCCGCCTTCTTCTTTATGGCTAATAAGGTGACATTCGTCAACCAAGATCAAGTCAATATACCCTATCTGTTTTGAGCGTTTAGCGACTGATTGAATGGCTGCAAATGTTATCGGCTCGCCTAATTCTTTTTTATTAAGGCTAGCAGAATAAATACCCATTGGTGCGCCTTTCCAATGTTCGCGCATCTTTTCTGCATTTTGGCTGATAAGCTCCTTTTGATGGGTCAACATTAAAACACGAGTATCAGGCCAGTTTTGTACTGCATCCTTGCACAATGCAGCCACAATATGGCTCTTACCTGCGCCTGTAGGTAACACTAGGCATGGGTTGCCTTGGTTATTTGATAGCCAGTCATAGAGCATATCTATGGTGCGTTGTTGGTAGTCGCGGAGTTTCATTTAGGGTAATCCATTATTTTGTATTTCAAGTTATTTAACATGTGGCGTTTTTCGGTCTTGCTGCCAATAAAGTAAACGTATCTATGCTTTCTACTTCTAGGTACTAATTTAAAATCATCGCCATATTTAGCGCGTATAGCTTCTGCTCTATTTGGCACTCCTCTAAACTCATCTGCAATGGTAATACCATGTAAATGCTCTTTACCTTTTATTTGCCAGTCAGTACGCTTTGCACTTAATCCACAGTAAATAAAATTAGTGGCTTGGTAAACTATTCCTAAATGTTCATGTGCAATATCAGCAAATGAAACAATTGCTTTTGGTCTTTCAATAAGTTTTAATGATTGTCCAACTAAAAAACTGGCTTCATTTTTTCGGTTATATTTTAAGCATAATCTGTTTAGCTCAATAACTTTATCAGCATAATTTTCACCTAATAAACCTTTTCTCATTGGTGAGCTAGGCGGAGTTCCATAGGTTACAACACCTATTAATTCATCATTGCCATACAAACCAAAAGCATAACTAATTGATGGAATGCGTTTTGCATAATGAATATCTAATAAAAATGGATAGGTTAGTTTTGATTCTATTTGTTTAACTATCATTTTCAATAATCCTAGCGCCCATTGTTTCGCGCAATTCTGTTGTAAATTTATCACTTTCAGCACAAGCATCAGGATTAGCCACAAGCTCACTCGATAAATAACCGTCTGCACCGTTTAATACTTTCTTGTTATTGATAACATACACTGCATGCCACTCATCTTTAGCTGGTTCAATATCCCAAGGCGTTAGATCAGGCTGTAACACGTGACTATCACAACCAGAATACTGCGCTTCGTTAGGAATAACATCATCCCAGCGACCACAATGCCAAGTGCTATCCTCTTTAGCCGTTGAAAAGGCGCAAGTTCTGCAATTCACTTCTTTAGTAAGCTTGGTCTTATGGCAAAACTCATGGCTATTACAAAATCTACATTCAAAGTAAGTAGGATCTTCACTTAAACCTACTGGCATACGCTCTGACATGGTTATCTTTTGTCCGCGTTCGATTGCTTTTATGGCGGCTGGTTTGTCTAGTTCTATGCGTTCCGTGTAAATACGGTCATCATCTTTACAAATAGCCAAGTAAAATCCACGGTCAATATCTTTACCATACATATAAGTATTAAGCTGTGTCCAGTGCATAGGCTTAGATTCTTTTAAGCCTTTCTTTTCTAAATCATCAAATGACTTTTTAGAGTGCGTTTTAAACTCTGCCACGTGACGGGCTTTAGGCGCTTCTGGCAGTCCGCTTTCGATAATACCGTCTAAGCTACCACTAACATGTTTACCGAAGTTAACGCGCGATTGTGTGCTAGTTGTGTTGCGAATATCTATACCAATGGCGCGTAAATCGCTAACTATGGTTGATTCTTCATTATGACCACGACGGAATAATCTTAAAATACGTCCTGGGAATGGTTCTTTGATTGCCCATCTAAATGACAGCCATAATTTACGGTCGCATTTATCGCCTAACATTGATACGCCTAGATGTGGGCGTGGCTGTTCTTTTGCGTTTAATTGTTGGTGATATTCGTCTATTAGTGCAACTGTGGTGTTTTGGTTTTCTGGTATTTTCATTCAAACATCCTTATCTGAGCAGCAGCTTGCTCAATTCTTTTAATGCTTGCCTCGTAATAGTCTTTGTCTAATTCGCAAGCTGTAAGTTCAAAGCCTAAGTTGTTGCAAGCTATGGCGTTTGAACCTGAGCCTAAGTGAGTGTCTAGTATCTTGTCGTTAGGTTTGGCGTAGTTTGTTAGTAGCCATTCGTAGAGCTTTACTGGTTTTTGTGTAGGGTGTATGCGCTGTTCTTTATTTTTCATATCGCCTTGAATCATTCCATTCCATGTGTAGGTAAATTTACGCAAGGCATTTTCAAATGATGTATAAGCTAGTTCGCAATCACTAAACTTTGTTGTGCCGTTGTCTTTATCCCAAACAACCCAGCCCATTGATGGCGGTAAGTAAGTTGTCATATAATTAGCGCCCCAAACAATTTGATTTTTGCTAATTCTTTTTAGCTCATTGAAATACTCAGCAGTTGGTATTTTTAAGTCCCATGATTTTTTTTCAAATGCTGACTTCATTGCACAGCCGTTACCACTTTTTCTAACTTCACCACTGAATGAATTACCTGCATCAATCCCATAAGGAGGATCAACAATAGCCAAGTCATACTGGTTATCCTCCATCTTCGCCATTGCTTCCATGCAATCGCCATGGTATAGGTTTATGT